TCACGCCCACGGTCTTCCTCGGGGGTATCGTCAACGACATCGATCTCGGGCTTATCGCCCTCGGAAGAGCCGGGGGTATTCTCGTCTTCTACTTCCCACTGGAAGTCATCATCAGGCTTCGTAGCCATTATATTCTCCTTGTACGGGAACCGCTCCCGTTAAGCGCGAGAGATGCCTCTCGGGTCCTCGACTACAGCCTCCACGCTATCGTCGTTAATCAGTCTGAACTCGCGGCCATGAATCTTCACACGGCTACCAGCATGAGGGCGCGTGAGGATGAAATCCCCCTCCTTGCACCACGGGCCGCTAGGGAATCGCTTCTTGTCGTTGAAGGCGTCCGGGCCCATCTTGATTACGAACAGCACCGGAGTGGTTAGCTCCTCGAACTGCTTGGTCATGTCGGCCTTAAAAACACCGCCCTCGGTCTGGTCCTCGGCCTCCGGGATAGCGCAGAGGATGCGGTAGCCTGCCGGTGCGGGGAGCAGCTTGGCGCGCTCCTCGAAAGGCACTTCGGGTTCAGTGGGCTCGGGCTTTAGGACCTTACCGTTGAGACCCACGAGTGCGGGTTTGGCCGCACCAATAATATCAGTCATCACCATAGTCTTCCATGCGTTGCGCCGTTTCGGCGATAATAGTGTTGGCCATAGTAAGCCCACGGACGATCCCGCACGCCCACTTATAATCTCCATGGTCCTTAGCCCCACCGCGCGAGAGGTCGTCGGTCATAACCTTGATCTCTTCGTTGAGTTTGTCGGACAGGTACTTTAGTAGGTCGCTAGTCACTCACCCTCCTCTTGTTTTTCTACGGGGGTAGCAGGCGCGTTCCCCAGCTGAGCGGCTTCGCGGGCGATCTCAACGCCCATACGAAGACCCGCCTCCTGCTGCTTCGCGGACAGGTTGGCCTTGTCCGTTGCAATCTTGGCCCCGACTTGGAGGCCAGCGATCTCCTTCTGCGAGGCGATGCGTTCGCGCTCGATGTCGAGGCGGTCGGTCTTCTCCGCAGCCTCAATAGCCATCTTCTGCTGCTTGAGCTGCAGCTCGCCCTGCTTGATCTGGAGCTCTTGCATCTGCATCTGCACGAGCGGGTCCTGAGCCATCTGCTGCGCCTGCTGCTGTTGCGCTTCGGCTTGGTTCTTCTGGAGGAGCTGCTGCGCGGCGATGGCAGCGAGGCGGGAAACCGCGAGTTCGGTCTCCTCGTCCATATCCGAGTTAGGCGGCGGCAACGGAACGCCAGCCTGCAGCTCGACCTGACGCCGGTACTCGAACGCCAAGTGCTCTTGGAGGTGCGCCGCCATAGCCGCGCCGATGGATTGCGCGTTAGGGCTCTGGCCCACAAGCTGTTGAATCTTAGGGTCTTGCATCGCCGCCATATGCACAGCGATGTGCGCCTCGTGGTCTTGGTAGATAAACGCCTTCACGGGCTTGCCGTTAACGACGTCCATGTTCTCACTAACTGGATCACGCGGTTTGCGGTCCTCGTCGTCTACCAGCGGTACGAGCTTCTGCGCGTTCTTGATCCCCAACACCTCCAACATCTGCCGGTGCAGATAGGGCATGTCGTAAATCTGTGGTGCGCTCTGAGCCAGCTGAATGACCGCTTGATACTGGACGATCTTCTGCGCCATGGTCGCAGCGTTAGGGTCGCTGACCGGAATGACCTCAACAGTATCGTAGTCGGACTTCTTGGCCTTGCGGCTACCTTCTTCCGGCTCGTAGGGGTAGCTGTCCGGAGTGTAGTCGCGGATAATGCCCTTGAGGAGCTTAAACTCCTGCCGCATCGCGTAATGTACACGCGCCTGTACAGCAGACATCATTTTAAGGGTGCGTTCGAGGATAGCTAGGGTCGTACCCACTGGAGCCTGCGACGACATGTCGCTGATCTTCATATCCGCCGCACCGGCGAACTTGCGGCCCTCATCAACGATGGTGCCCAGCAGCTGGTACAGGACACCCGAAGGCTCCTTGTACGGCAGCGGCATAATGTTGTCGCGCATCGTACCCGAAGCCACGTCCACGTCGCGCCACTCTGCAGGGCTGATGGGGGTGTCGTCGCCCTTGACCCGGAGGCCCTTGGTCTTGAAGCCGCCCGGCAGGTTGCTCAGCGTGCCCGCATCGACCAGCTGACGGATGATGCTGGTACCCGACTTGGCAAAGGCACCGATGAGGTGGATCAGGCCGAAGGCGTAGAACCCGAAGCCCGGCACGTACGAGTAGTGTACGAAGTGGTTGCGCTTTAGCTTCTTCTTGTCGTCCGGGTCCCAGTTGCGCCGGATGGCCAGCACCGTAGTAGACGCCTTATCTAGGGTCACCACATAGGGAAGTGCCACCTCACCGTCGTCGTCATCCCGGTATTTGTCGTCCTCAATGACGAGGTCCACGTGCATCTCAAGCAGCTTGTGCCGGTCGTCAGTCTCGGCCCTGAAGCCTAGCTTCTCGGCGATCTTCTTCTCGATCTCGTCGAGGGTGTTTGTCGGCTCCCCAATATCGACGTCTAGGTAGAAGCCATCGCGTTGCAGCTTCTTCAGCTCGTTCGGGGTCTTCCGCATCACATGGGTGATGCGCCCAGCGACTTCCAAACTGGACGCACCATAGGGAACAACGACGTCGTCGGCGGGGACGTACATCGAGACCTGACGCCCGAGACTCGGGTCGTAGTATACCTTCTTGAAGGCGTTGCCCGCTAGGCCAAGACCCCAGAGCATGCGCTCGTGCTCGGGTCGGTACTCGACCATCACGTCAGTCAGCTGGTGGTTCATGTCCTCTTGGACGCGCTGCGCGGCCTCGCGCTTGACGGGGGTCTCCTTACCAATCACCTTGGTCCGCACCGGGCCTTGGGCCGGGAAGGTCTCCATCATAGTCTCGGCTTGGAACTTAACCACGGCCTCCGCCAGCAGCGGATGGAACACCCCGCATGCACCGGGCCACGGCTCGGTGCGGTCCTCTACCTTCATACCGAGCAGCTCAAGCCCGTCTACGTAGGTCTGTATCCAGTCGCTACGACTATTTACGTCCTCATCAAACTCACTGATTAGGTCACCCGCGAGCTCGGCCAGCTGCCCCTCGTCGAGGTCTTCGGCAAGGTTATCGTTGAAGCCGCTCTCCCGCTCCTCTTCCTCGTCTCCAAGGTCGTCGTCGGACTCGATCTCGATTTCAATCTCGATCTCCGGTTCGGACACGGGCACGTTCACGCCCGGCATCATACCCGACGAGAGCGAACCATCGAGACCCTGCGGAGCCGGGTTTAGCGCCTTGTCTACAGCCATTTACTCAGCCCCTTCCTCGTAGAAGGTCTGGTCGTTCTTAGCACGCTGACGGTCTACGCTCTCAATAGCCGCAACGGCTAGGCAGGCTACCTTAACCATGCAGGTGCGGAAGCTGTCGGTGACGTCGCGCTTCAGCGGCGCAAAGGTACCCGCCATCCACTTCGTAGAGTACAGCCCAATATAGGCAGCCCACATCCACGGCGTGTTGAGGGTGTCGTCTACCGTGTCGCCCCAACGTGCCTGCTGATACGCGCGCTCTTTCTCGACTTCGGCAAAAATCTTGCTGCGTTCTTCGCTCATCGGGGGGCTCCTATGCCTTCTTCTTGCGCGGGGCGCGGGGCGCGGGGCTTCTTGACCGGTTGGACCGTTTTGGTCTTTTCGGTCTCTTCGGTCTCTTTGGGGTTGGCTACGAGCGTAGTCATCTCGGCTTCCTGACCGAGCAGGGCCAGCTCATCGAGCGCCTCGGCGCGAACCTTGGCCTGCACCGCGTTGGCTTCTTCGATGGCAGTGGTGAGTCTGAAGCCCAAACGCCCACACTTATTAAACGCCTTGCGCGCTTCCGGGCCCCACTTAGCCCACTGAGTCTTGCCGATGGGAAACTCGGCACTCACTTCTTCGATCATTAGTAATACCCTCGGTTGCGATTAGACTTGAAATACACAGGTTCATCTGGCTCGTCTAGTTGGGTAGAGACATAGCCACCCCGGCGGAAGCGGTGCATAGCCATAGATACAGTATCCACGTAGTCATCGTGCGTACCTGCCGGAAACTCGGCAACTTCGTCAATGACTTCTTCGGCCCACCGAGTAGCAGGTGCCCATACCCGTCCAGATGCAAACAGGTCGCTCACAGCGTTCAACCGGGAGATTTTGTCGTTCCCCCTCGTCGGGGTAAACTCCTGCACTGGAATCCCCATAGCGCGCATCTCGTAGATCAAGGGCGCACCGGAAGCCTTCTTCTCGATGATGACGCCGTCGGGCTGCCATTCCTTATACTCCTCAATCGCAGTGCGTTTGAGCTCCGGGAACTCCATCCGATCCCGAAAAGCGTTGAGTAGGATGATATTAGCCTGTTCTTGGCCGCTGTCGTCGGGGTGGTAGAACACTCCCCACGTTGTGCAAGCGCTATAGTCCGCGCGCTGCGTCTTTTCGAAGGCCGTATCCCAGCTCTGCAGGACGAAATCGCACGATGGGGGGTACTCGTCGGGCCATTCCCGCCACCATTCGCGCTTCACAATGGCCGCAGACTCGGAAACCGGGTTCTGCTGGTACTGCGCCATCCACTTGCTGTTGGGGACGTCTCGCTTGACCTTAAGAAGCTCTTCAAGCTCCCAAAATTCGGGCCAGAGAGGCTTGTCCGAGGGCAAAATGGCCGGGAACTCGATGACTTCCCACTCATCAAGGCTGTCGTTAGCGGCGGCGTCCTTGAGAATCTGCCCTGTTAGGTCTTTCTTGGACCACCGCGTCATCACTACGACGATAGAGCCGCCCGGCTGGAGGCGCTGACGGGGCCCCGAAGTGTACCACTCATGGGTCTTGTCGTAGATATCGGGGTTTACTTCCGCTAGAGCGGCTTCCTGCTCCGAGTGCGGGTCGTCGATGATGAGAACGTCGGCACCTTTACCGGTTACCGCGCCCCCCACACCGATGGCGAAATAATCACCCCCCTTCGATGTATTCCAACGCCCTGCGGCCTTGGAGTCAGCCGATAGGCTGAGCTCAGGAAATATCTGGTGGTACGCCTCGGCATCCACGAGGTTTCTCACCTTACGCCCAAATCCTACAGCAAGTTCGGCTGTATGGGAACACTGAATAACCTTCTTGTGCGGAAACTTACCCAGAAACCATGCGGGTAGTAGGTAGGAGGCAAACTCGCTCTTGGTGTGCCGTGGAGGCATGTTGATGATGAGCCTCTTGCACTCCCCGCGCGCCACGCGCTCGAACGCATCCGCCATCTTGGCATGGTGCCGCCCCGCAATGAACGTCGGCCAGACCTCCTTGACGAAGGCAAGGAACTTCTCCTGCGACAACTTGCGCTTCTTGAGCTCGGCGAGCTTCTCCAGCTCCGCAAGCAGCTTCTCCTGCTCGTGCAAGGGCAGCTTGTGCAATATCTTCGGAATGTCGCTGAGCGAGATGTTCACGCGCCGTCATCCTCTTCCGTCTCGCTCGGTTCGGGAGCACCCTCCTCAACATCCGTAAACACACCTTCTTCGTAAGTCAGGCCGAGCTCTTCATCGAGGTCCATACCCAGCGGCTTCACGTCGATGACGTCGGCATTCAGCAACCGCTTTACCCGCTCCTTGATTGCCGCTTCGAGACTATCCGGGTTGCTGTAGTTTACCGTTACCTCGCTACGCTCGGTGAACAGCCCGACATCCGAGTGCTTACCCAAGAGCTCGATAGCCTTTAGCTCGTACTTGACCTCGCCGCAGTCGGCGATCTCCAGCAGCTTGTTGGTGAGCGCAGCGCGCACCTGATCTATGTCGAGCGCGCGGGACTGTCCGTAGGACTTGAGGAACGCAGACGCACCTAACGCCGCAGGCAACGAAGATTTCAGAGGGGCGATGGTCTGCTGGGTAATCGCCTTGTCGATAAGCGCCGCCTCTTCTGCGAGAGAGCCACGGGTGGCTTCTACTGGGGCACCTAGCGCTTCGAGTAGATCAGCGGTGTTGCCGACGGACGCCAACCTGTCCGCAAAAGCATCAAGCTCTTCATCCGACGTATCGTAGGGTACTGGGTACTCGTCGCTGGGCTCGATCTTAACAACAGGCATAGGTGCAGCGTCCGGTTTGAGGGAGCAGAGCTGCTGTCTAACAGCGTGTGTATGCCGAGATCAAGAGTCCTTATGAGTATGCCCGGCGTGTATGTAAGTCTTCTTGCGGTGGCAGTTGGCACAGCGCACGTCGCACTTGGCTACTTCTTCCTGCAAGCGGCGTATACCTATGTTCTTCGAGCTCACCTTGCCTATGTTGAACTCTTTCTTACCCCTGACATGGTCGAACTCCAGCACGACCGGGTTCGTCTCCCCGCAGTCCACACAGAGGTGCGCCTTAAGGTACTCCAATATCCACGCCCGTACGGCCCTACGGTTCCGGCGTTGGCGCTCGCGAGACAGGACCTTAGCGCGCTCTATAGGCGCTTCATGGTCGCAGCGTTGAGCTGCCCGGTCCTTGGTTGGGACATGACCTGCCATGGCTCCCGCGTTTACCAGAAAATTGTTAAAAAATAAATACTACCGGGGGCGCAAGGGGAGGTAGGGACTCCTTATGGGGGTGGGGTTTCCTGAGCGCCGGGCAACCGGTGTGTAGCACAAAAAAGAGGGGGTACCCCCCTCCGACCCGAACTCGGCGGAGCGATTTTCAAACTGCGGTGCTGGGATGTGCAGATTAGTAATACCAAGCGCCCGCCAGAGTCCCAAACCCCCATAGGGGGGTGCCGGTAGGGTAGGGTCGTCCGATAACTAAGGTTATCGCCCCATACCCCCTTGTAAGTGATTGATAACACTAGGGTTATTTAATGTCTTGCGTTTAATCGCTAGGTCAACCCATAACAATGGGGCGGTAACAATGCCGCGCAACACAAGGAGCGGCCCTAGGGCCGACACTACTATGCAAAACACCAACACCACCACCACCACCACCACTAAGAAGCTGTCCAAAGCTCAGCGCATACGCAATAATGCCACAAAGGCGGCCAAGCGGGCCGAGACTAGTGCGGTGGATATGACAATCGGAGAGGCGATTGTTCGCGCCGTTGATGGGACACGCCAAGGTGAGGCGGCTTGCCGCATCCTTGCCTTTGCTCTTGAACGGGATTTTGGCAAAGACTGGTATGTATGGGACAGTGGCAATATGCGCTCAGATAACGAAAAGGCGGTGTTCGCCAAGTTGGAAGAGCATCGGCACAACTGCCAAGAACTGGCGCTGAACAAAGGGCTGTCCAATATCAACAAGCCGTGGAGTGACGCCAAGCGTGTCCAGAAGGAAAAGAACCTCGGCGGACGACCCGCCGAACGCATCAAGCGCCCCTTGGACAGCCGTATCCATGAGGTGCTTCGCAAAGCATACAAGGCGGGAATGAAGGAAGAAAAGATGACCGCCAAGGAATGCGACCTGATGGACACGCTAGGTAAGACATTGATTGCCTACTTCAACGAAGACCTCTCCAAGCTTGGATAATCACCTAGGGAGCCGCGCAAGCGGCTCCCTTCTTTTCAAGGAAAACTAATATGTCCAAGTCTGCCACACGTGCCTCGCAAGAGGAAAATCTCGCTAATGTTCTCCATGCCGCGTCTGCGCTGCAAAAGGCAATCTACACCATGGCGCAAACTGCGATGCATGACACGAACCCGCACAATGTCGCTTGGATTGTCGCTGAACACGACAAGGTGCACATGATTGTCCGCAAGCTGGATAGGCTCGTAACTGACCATTCGTTCTAACGCTAACCTAGGGAGCGCGAGAAACCGCGCCCCTTCTTTTCCTCAGGAGATACCTATGTCGCACACCTTAGACCCTGTTGGCATTGCCGACGAATTGCGCGCCGTGATTGCACTGTTAGCGCAAAAGGACTGGCATGCCTTGTTCATCGCCAAGAATAAGCTAGCCGGTATCTCTCGCCGGTTTACGGAATTCACCGATGCGGCAGAGGCAGCAGGGACCGCGCCCAGCTTTCCCGCGCAATGCGATTGGCTGCATCGGCACCTTGCCAACCCCAAGTGATCCTGACCCCGCTAGGCCCCGCGCCTAGCGGGGTTTTTTTGTGCCTGCGATCCGCGCGGCGCGCCCTAACATGATAGTTGACTGAAGAGTGTGAGGATGTGGCTGCGCACCTAGGCACCGACAGGCTCGCGCCTCGTGCCGCCTCACTAACAGCGTAACCGTCGGTTACCGTAAAAACCCCGAGCGCCGCTATGATAGTTGACTGAAGAGTGTGAGGATGTGTGGCGTCTAGCGCGATAACCGAGGTTATCGTGTAGCACAATAACTAGACTGCCTGTTGCTAGTCCATGACAGCCTTCAGCTCGTCAGGACTGCTTGCAGTCTACCCAAGTTTTCAGATCTGTCAAGAGGCGTTTTGCTTTGTATAATGTATAATCGTAATGTAAGAAAAATACATTACTAACGCACTGAAACGCAACGAAAGTTACAAAGTAAGATTGATTTCCGAGAGTGAAGCCAATTTCGAGTTTTAGACAGTGCGGCATGGGCTCTCGCAGCTGACACTGTCAAAAGTCCTCAAAACCCGGCATACCTTATTTATTATATTACATTTATACATACCTACTATACCCAAACAACATACGGAAAACACAGGCGTTCTTTTGTAAGATTGCAAAGTAGGCCCGTGCTCGACCCCCCAAAATGCTTACATTCCCCCTCGTTCATGTTGGAGTATACCTTTTCTGAACAAGCCCCGCGCCGCAACCCGAGCCCCAAAACAAGCCAAACCCATTGACATACGTTATTTATTGTGCTACAATAAAAGAAAAAATCAAGAAGCGACCACCAACCCTGCGTCCGATAACCTCGGTTATCGCCAACCAAGGAGCAAACAGTGCGACCCACACACTTCAAACGTGTCCCGCTCGACGTAACCACGGTTACTGACCGCGAGGAGATTGCCCGTGCCTTCGGCATTATAACTGCATGGGAGACTACCGTGCAGACCCTCAAGGTGCGCGAGGCCAAGGCCACCGACCGCCGCAAGAAGCAGGCGCTGCGCCTGCAGCTGCTCAACGCAGAGAACCAACTGCGCCTCGCCCGTGCGCATCGCAACCCTAACTGGAGTTAAGACCATGCCCGACTCATTCTGGACTGACCGTGCTCTCCAAGAGATTGAGAAGTTTCAGATGCACAACATCGTGCGCAAGCACATAACCCCCGAGCTTATGCGCGCCTTGGACGCCGAACGTGAGCGTCTCTTCCATATCTGCGTAGCCCAGCAAGAAGCTGAACGCAGCAAACTGACCGCTTAACCCGAGTTAAGGAGCAAACACATGACACATACACAAACAGCGCGCCAGCTGCGCTGTGCCTCCAACCGCCTCCTCGCTGCCCTGCAGCGCGAGCACCCACACATTATTGCATCGCTAACCACGGTTAAGGAGCAACGGCGATGAAGAAAGGTGACCTCGTATACATCGCCCGTAACGAGTATTACACCTACACAACACTAGGCTCGTGGGGGTATCTCCTAGAATACTTCCGCAGCAATTATACCGCGCGCGTGCACTGGAAGCACTTTGCCTGCGACGAGGTGGACAAAGACCACTTTTTAAATGTCGGCGACGGTTGGCCGATAAAGACCAAACATCTGCGCGTGCTGTCCGACCCGCCCGAAGACCACAACACCATAACCGAGCTAGTCCGCGTGCTCGCAAATCTGGAAGGGACCTAACCATGACCGAACCATTAATTGACATAGACACCCTCGTAGAGTGCTACTCCAAAGACCCCAAGATGACCCCCCACAAGTGGGTGCAGTGGGCCTGCGACTGCGCCGAGCGCGCCTTACCCCTATACGAAGCCTCCCACCCCAACGACACCCGCCCAAGGGATGCCTTAGCGGCAAGCAGACGGTGGCTAGACAACCCCACCCCAGAGAACGCTCGCGCTGCTAGCGCTGCTGCTGCTGACGCTGCTGACGCTGCTGCTGACGCTGCTGCTGACGCTGCTGACGCTGCTGCTAGCGCTGCTGCTCGCGCTGCTTACGCTGCTGCTGCTGACGCTGCTGACGCTGCTGCTAGCGCTGCTGCTGCTGACGCTGCTCGCGCTGCTGCTCGCGCTGCTGCTCGCGCTGCTGCTCGCGCTGCTGCTCGCGCTGCTGCTCGCGCTGCTTACGCTGCTGCTGACGCTGCTGCTTACGCTGCTGCTGACGCTGCTGCTGAGCGCCAATGGCAGGCTTTCCGTCTCATGGAGATTTACCATGCCTGAGCTAGTTCGTGTGAGAGAGGAGACCGCCAATGGCTATGTGCACTAACTGCGGCGACAAGTTCGACGACCGCCGCCTTAACCTCGGTTACAACACCTGCATGCCCTGCGGGGACGCCGTAGCGCAAACCATCCGGTGGCTCTCAGCGCCACTCAGCAAGAGCAACTACGTGCTTATCAGCAACCTTGAGGACCTCAAGGGCCTCAACCCCAAACGCCTAGGAGAGTGACATGTCGGACGGTGGTATCGAGACGCGGACGTGGGCCATCCGGCTGTGGCCTTTCAGACTTTGTGTGAGCCTAGCGAGGAGCACTGTCGGTGCACACCTCGCGGTGCACGTGTACTTCCTCAAGCTGGGCCTGCACTTTATCATCAGCGCTAGCGACTGATAACCAACAAGGAGCATAACTATGGATAAGAAACGCAAGGCCATCGCACTGCTGCGTGAGCACGACGCCTTGAAGGCACGGCTACGCATACTTGAGCGGGAGACACAGAAAGCAGTAACCGAGTTCGGTGTGGCCCACCTGCGCTCGTGGTGCATGAGCATCGACAAGTTCCGCTTGCATCTGGAGATGGAAGAAGAGCGGGCCGAGAGGGAGAAGAACCGTGCGTGAGGCGCTGCAAACTATCATCGAGGTGCTGTTCGCCTTCACCGGCACCCTAGCCGTGTGGGTCATCTTCACTACCGTTAGGGAGATACTCAAGTGAGGGTAACCAAGAAGCGTTGGTACGACCTTGGTGGTTTCGCCAACCCCAGACTTTACCGCCGCGCCGACAAGCTAGGGCGGTGGATGCACTTCATAATGGAGGACTGACATGGCACCGACCAAAGACCGCAACGACTACCGGAGCATGGACACCGCTGCGCTGTGCGAGGAGACCCGCTACGCCCGCAACCCTAACTGGGAAGAGCTGGCTATCGCTCTAGCCGAGCGACTGGAGCAGAAGCAGCGCAGGCTGCAAGACTACCACTACGACCTGTGCGCGGAGCGCAACGACTACATGGAAGGAGCAAACTAATGGCACTTAACTGTACAACATATTATGCAATGCCGCACCTGCCCGACTACGCAGCGGCATCGGCTCACGAAGTGGCGGTCAAGCCCATCAGGGGTGATGCAGAGGGGCGCAAGCCGCTGGGCAGGCGCGACCAGAAGTGGCGGCGCATCAAGCGCACGGACGACGGTTCGATCATCATCTACGACGACTGGGGGGCACCCGATAGGTGGTACATCCGCTTCACTCCGGATAACGAGCTGCACCTCTACGACGTGTGCGTGTGGAACAAGGCCACGCACAACGAGATCATTCAGCGGGTGACCGGCATAACTACGTTCACCGAGGCGTACCGCATGTGGGCCGCTACTGCTGGCAGCACTGTGCCTATCTCTGCGCCACCGCATCCGAACTGGGTATGGGACGAGAAGGCCCAACAGGGCACATACGTGAAGAACGGGGAAGACCCTGAGCCGAGCATCTTCGTGAAGAACGAGCGCGGCCAGTGGGTGTGCAAGAACCCTGAGCGCGCCATTACTCACCGAGTGAGTCGCAAGGGGGCCAAGGCTGTGCGCGCACGCTACGCAGCCGGTATTAGCTACGTCAAGGCACTTACCCAACTGCGTAGGGATGACGCGCCTGAGCACGAGGAGATGGTCGCCGCCTTCCGTGACACGTTGCTCAAGGACATGGCTGACGACGATCTTAAGTATTATTGGGGCGTGGGGCAGGCCATCCCGCCCGTAAGCGAGCGGCGGTTTACTCACGGGCATGCCGCAGTCCTTGCCGGTCTCATCGCGTCAGATGATCCCGGCGACCAGTACAAGGCGTTTCTCTGGCTGCATCGGGATGGCCTCGATGCGGTGCATAGGCACGTAGACAGGGTGTTGATGATGCGCCACCCCGACGAGTGGTTCGTCGAGATCGAGCACGAGCCCGGCGTGAAAGCTATCGACCGCTACAAGTGGGCCTTCCCCGCGCAGACCCAAACCGCTTGACTTAAGCGATTAAGTGTGCTACATTAAGTAACAATCAGAGAGCGTCCCAAGACGCCGCATACCAAGCAAGCAACCAACCGCTAACCACAGTTAGCAACCAAGGAGCAAACACAATGACTGCACTCAACTTCGGCCTCACCGTGTCCCTCAAGGAAGCGGCCACCCTCGTCCAGACCTGCACCGGCAATAGGTTCTTCCTGCGCGGGGAGCCGGGCATCGGCAAGTCGAGCATCATGTCGGCGTTCAAGGCCCACTTCGGCGACCACTACGCATACGCCTACTTCGACTGTGCGCAGAAGGACCTTGGCGACATTGCCATGCCGAGCATGAACCGCGAGGCGCGGGTGACCGAGTATTTCCCCAACGCTGCGCTTCAGTTGCAGACGGGTAGGCCCGTAATCATCATGCTCGATGAGTTCACCAAGGCACCGCAGCCTGTCCAGAACATGCTTCACCCGCTGCTCGAAGCGCATAACCCGCGTTTGGGTGACGTGGCGCTGCCTGAAGGCTCCATCGTGTTCCTGACCGGCAACATGGCGTCGGACGGTGTGGGCGACAACATCAAGGCGCACACGCTTAACCGTGTGACGACCGTCACGGTGCGCAAGCCGAGCGCCGAGGACTGGCTGGAGTGGGCAGTCGGTAACGACGTCGATCCTGTCGTGATGGCGTGGGTGGACCGCTTCCCGCATGCGATGGCTAGCTACATGGACGACGGGCAGGACTCCAACCCCTACATCTTCAACCCCAAGAAGATGCAGGGTGCCTACGTCTCGCCTCGCTCGCTGCAGCTGGTTAGCAACGTGATCTGCTACCGCGAGCAGATTAGCAGCAACGCGCTGCTGGCGGCTATGATTGGCACCATCGGTGAGTCCGGTGCGCGGGACATGCACGCCTTCGTCGAGTATCAGGACCAGCTGCCCTCGTGGGGAGAAGTCATCAAGCACCCCAAGACTGCTCGTCTGCCCGACTCGCCGGGTGCATGCGCTGTTATGGTGTTCGGCGGCGTGGCGCGCATCGAGCGTGATACGATCACGCCGTTCATGGAGTACATCCAACGCATGGAGGCCGAGTGGCAGGCCGCCTTCGCCATCCAGATCAGCCGGAACAAGGACAAGAACCAGATCGCGTTCACCAGCCCTGCGTTCCGCGACTACTGCTTGGCCAACGTGGACATCCTGTAAGTGCACAAGAAACGCGACAAGTTGAAGGTGGTGGAGGTGATAAGCCTCCACTGCCTCGACCTTGAGCCACGTTCCGGAGCGCGAGACAACCGGTGGGTGGCGGAAGTTAAAGCTGAGGTGCGGGGGCCTGTGTACGCACACCCTCCGCGCGTGGTGAGGCGCACGGTTACCATCCTAGCCAAGGACGAGCTGGAGGCGTTCACTGATCTGCTAACGGAGGGCGTATGAAACCAACCATAACCGAGGTTAGGGAGTTCGGTCCCGACGCTTGGCAAGTCGAGTGTGTCCAACCCAACGGCTGGCGGTTCTTCCGTATCAAGGCCCGCGCCAACTGCCCTGATGAACTAGCAGCTTACACAGCTGTATTGAAAGAACTCGAAGAAGAGGAGCAAACACAATGAGTCTAACGCCAGAACGCAAACTCAAGAAGGTCGTCATCGACCTCATGCGTGACCCGCTGTTCGCGGACATGTCGGGCATCTTCATGCTCGGCACCAAGTCTATCGACGACAACATCCCTACGGCTGCAACCAACGGGCGAGACGAGGTGTATGGCCGCGCCTTCGTAGACGGGCTTAACCTCAAGGAGCTTGCCTTCGTGGTGGTGCACGAGTCCTACCACAAGATGCTTCGGCAGCTGACCATCTGGAACAAGCTGTTCGAGGAGAACCCCAGATTCTGCAACATGGCAGCTGACTACGTCGTTAATCTGGCCATCGTCAACCGCGACCCGCAAGGCACCATCGTCAAGATGCCGGAGAAGGACGGCAAGGTTATTGGCCTGCTCGACCACAGGTTCGCCGGTATGAACACCAAGCAGGTCTTCGATGCTCTCAAGGAGGAGCATAAGAAGGGCGGCGGCAGCGGTGACGGCGGCAGCGGCGGCAGCGGTGACGGCGGCAGCGGTGGCAGCGGTGACGGCGGCGGTGGCTTCGACGAGCACGACTGGGAGGGCGCGCGCGAGATGACCCCCCAAGAGCAAGAACAGCTGGCTAAGGAAATAGATCAAGCCATCCGTCAGGGTCAGATCACCGCGCAGAAGCTGCACGGCAAGGGCGGAGGTAACATCGACCGCGAGCTGCTAGACCTGCTCAATCCTAAGGTCGACTGGCGAGAGCTGCTGCGCGAGTTCGTCACCGCTGTCTGCAACGGGCGCGACTTCTCCTCGTGGCGCAAACCTAACCGACGGTTCCTCTCGCAGGACATCATCATGCCGAGCCTCGTGTCCGAGCGCGTGGGTCACATGGTGGTGGGCATCGACACGTCCGGCTCTATCGGCGGGCCCGAGCTGGCTAGGTTCCTATCCGAGGTTAAGGAGATCGCCGAGAAGGTGAACCCCGACAAGGTGGACCTCATCTACTGGGACGCGCATGTGGCAGGCCATGAGGTCTACAACAGCGGGACGCTATCTACGCTGGTGGACAGCACCAAGCCCAAGGGTGGCGGCGGCACCGACCCGTCGTGCGTGCCCGCCTACCTCGACAAGCACGGCATCAAGCCCGAGTGCGTCATCATGCTGACAGATGGGTATATATCTGGTTGGGGTGACTGGGACTTCCCGATCCTCTGGGCCATCTGTGGTGGCAACAAGGTCGTCGCACCCGTGGGTAAGACCATACACATCGAAGACTAAAACAACCAACAAGGAGCAAACCAATGAGCATTTCCAATTCCGCAATGCTGGTCGAGATGAATATCTCCGTATGGACCGGCCAGCGCGTGGATCGCGCTGCTACCAACAAGACCACGATGGACGCAGGTGCGACCGCTGACGCTGGCCAGTTCAAGAAGAACCTTATGGCGGGTACCACGTTGCGCAAGGCAATCGCAGACTACGCAGCCCTGTGCCGCACGTGGCATATCGGGCGCACCCTGCCGTGGGCCGACAAGGGGCCTAGGCTCCTGCCTACCTCGATGTTCCTTGACTACAAGAAGGAGGTGGACGCGCGCCGCTCCTACTTCGACAGCAAGGTGGCGGAGTTCGTCGCGCAGTACCCCACGCTGCAAGCCAAGGCGCAGCTGCACCTCGGCGACCTCTATAATGCCGACGACTACCCGAGTGTGGAGCAGGTGGCCGACAAGTTCGCCTTCCGTCTAGTGTTCTCACCCGTCCCTGAGTCGGGAGACTTCCGTATCGACGTAGGTAACACTGAGTTAAGCCACCTACGCACGCAGTACGAGTCGGCCTACGATGCGCGGGTCAAGGATGCCATGCAGACGGCATGGGGTAAGCTGCACTCGACCCTAACCACGGTTAGCGAGAAGCTCACTGAACCCGAGGGGGACAGGCCGAAGCTGTTCCACGGCACCTTCGTCAACAACGTACGGGAGATGGTTGATCTACTATCACACCTCAACATCACCAAGGACCCCGAGCTGGAGCGCGCACGGCGCGAGCTGGACCGGGCTATCGGCACACTAGACGTGGACGACCTGCGCGGTGACGCGGGCGCACGTGCTGACCTCAAGGCGCGGGTGGACGGAGTCCTGAGGACCTATGACTGGTAAATATATAATGGAGTGGGAGTTCCACTCCCATGACAACAAGTACAGAGCGAGGGTTCGCCCCGTAGACGAGTGGTACAAATTACCCGTTAGTTACCGGTCGGACCCTCGTCGAGGCTGTTTTGAGTTCGAAGTCCGTGACGAACTCGAAGCGTATACGCACGCATTATACCTAGAGGAGCAACTGAACAATGAGTAGTTGGTTTCAACAACGTAGGCAGGAGTTCATAGCCGCAACTTTGCGGCAGTTCGGGCAGATCAATCGCGCAGACATTATGCGTGAGTTTGATGTGTCAGTGCCGCAGGCATCAGCCGATATCAGCGCGTTTTTGGCGAGTAACCCGGCACATGTGAAGTACGACGTAAGCGCAAAGTGCTACGTCGCGGTAAATGAAGAGGAGCAACTGAACAATGAGCGCTAAGACCCGTACACCCATGGACATGCACAACTGCTTCCGCGAATGCGATGTCGGTTTTGAACACCTAGCTACTAACACCAATGCGGTGGTGCATGACAACATCCGCAACCTCGTCGAGCGGCTCTCGCGTAAGCGTCCGAGCTGGCACTTCGTGAACGCCAGTTTCGCGAGTACTCTGGCGAGTCCCGGCTCCACCGACTACGCCTACAACACCTTCACCATAGAGGACGCAGGAGAGGTGCTCGGTAAGATTAGCACAGACCGGCACTGGCGCACGGCTGAGGTCTGGTACGTACTTAGTAATAGCCGCCTTGAGGCCAAGCGCGTACGCAGAGGGGATACTAGGACCAAGGACATCAACAAGGCGGTGAAGCTGGTCGAGAAGCACTACTACGGTAGGACGCCCACAGAGCACCTCCGGGGGGCGCGGAACACTATTTCTAGTGCTGTAGGCGACACCTTCGGCAACGCCCGCTGGGCGTTTGATAGGGCGATGACCGCCGTACAGGACGAACTTGCGCAGTTTTTGGTCGATAACCCTGATGTACGGGCGCGGCTGGCTAGCTTAGAACCCTCGAAGGCAGAAAAGTTTGAGGCTCTACCGCAGCTTATTCGCGACCACACAACTACGAAGGCCCTTGCTCACGCGGTTAGTTCTGGTGGTGGTAGCACCGTGCTGCTGCTCGGCGATAAACTCTATTTGGCGGGTGATGCGAATCCCGAGCAGCCCCACACCTTCGGTACCGTGCCCAAGCATATCGCTATGGGGATAGGCATGCTCAAGTTGGTAGAGGTCAAGGGCTTCATACCCGATATTGGCGTGCGCGCCGCCGAGAACATGTTTTTTGTCTTGCACCCACAGGAGTAACATAATGAGCAAAGGACGACCGAAAATGCCTGAAGGCGAGCAGATGGTGAGCATCAGTCTGCGCCTGCCTCAGCATCTCGTGGATTGGTACGGCAGGGCGGGGGCGGGTGTTGTCACCCGCTCCTGCGTCATGCGCCAAGCCCTAGAAGACTTCGCGTTTCCCACGGAAGACACTTGACACTGTCAAACCACAGTATATCTCTACCCATAACCAAGGAGCAAACTTGTGGCAGAATGCGCCTATTACAGAGCCTACAAACGGGCTATCCGCAGCCTCATGGGAGACGCGTCGTTTGACGGCGCGTGGGCTCTCCCCTTCCTGTACGCAGTATCACTTGAGGAACCTTTGCTACGTGCTCGCCTCAACGAGGGCTTGGAGTGCCCCACACTCCAGCTGGTGTTCCCTAGCGGGATAGCGAGCCTGTGGGACGCGGGGCAAAGCTGCTGCGAACACCGCTATATGACAACCGACGACGAGCTGGATTCCTC